AATGGCCTTGCTCAAACTGCCATTTTAATGGGGCATCGTGCTTGCCAAGGTTACGTTGTTTGCGAGATAATTTTTTAAGGCTCATGCTGCTTCTCCTATTTTAAGTTTATGATCTGAGTGTTCTTGTAAAAAAGACAAAGGTAAAATAGTCATTAGATCACCACGTGTTGGACGTGAGTGTAATCCCCATTCACCACGATAATAGTCTTTACATTTTTCTCTTATCTTATCGATGACTTTTTCAGGTTTTACAAGATAAAAATAGTCATGTGTCTTTATTGCAACATACCTATCTATGCCATTAGGTACACCCCAACCATCTGTAGATGTCCAGTGAGGAGGTCTTTTTACAGTGGTTAGTTCCCACCATATAGTACCATCCACTTGACCATTTCTATACTTGCGTTTAGCTGCCTTAACATCTATCTTACCAAACTCTTTATCTAACACATCCCAATGTTCTTGTATGTCCTCCTTTTTAGTTGACCTGCGAATGATACTATCTCCACGTAAAGCAATAAACTCTTGCTCTGCTTCAGAACCCTCTTTAAAAGAGTTATTCTTCATCTTGATGGCCTAATGATTGTTTCAACTCGTTTACCTTCATTTTGCCAACAGCAGATACACACTGCAACTCATGCTCTAGTTGCCGCACGACAGTATCGTTGTACTGTATTAGATTTACGATAGCCTTTTGCTCATCTGTAAAATCATCAATGTCATATTCGGTTTCGTCAATATTTAGTTTAGTCATGTTAGTTCTCCTTTTTACTCACATTTTCTAAGACCAGTTTCTATATCATAATAGCAAGCGGCCCCTTCGTCAACAAAATCTTTTGTATTTTCTATAATTTCTTCCTCTACTACATCTTCAGCAGAGGATGCATTAAGAATACCGTACCGTTTTCCCGATGCACGAAACGTTGTACAACCAGAAGCACCACCTTCATATGCTTGCATGTACACGTTCTTAAAGTCTTCCCACGATACATCATCACCAACATTACATGTCTTTGAACATGCACTGTCAACATACTTGCTGGCGGCATTAAGCACTTTTACGTGGTCAAACACAGACAGATCGTCTGCAGTCCTGCCCTTTACGCCAAACACTCTGTAACCATAGTCCTCTACTCTCTCAGTTTTGGGTCCGTCAAAGGTGATAATGGTTCTGTCGTAATAGTAGGAGAAGACGGGTTCGATTCCACTGGAGACATTATCTGCGGAGAGACTAATTGTTCCTGTGGGGGCCACAGATAATAAATGGCTGTTACGAATGCCATAATTAGAAATATCCTGCCTAATGTCGTCTGGTAAAGTCTTCGCAAAATCGGAATCCAAGTACCTCTGATCGAACAAAGGGAACGGACCTTTTTCCAAGGCCAAAGAAATAGAACTTTTATATGCTGTATCACGTATTACCTCCATTATAGTTTCTAATTGTGTAATGAATGCGGATGAACCGTACTCAAAACCAAGTGCTTCTATTGCATTAGCAACACCTGTTACACCTAATCCCATGCGGCGTTTTGATTTAGCCTCTTGTTCTTGTTGCGTAAGAGGATACACTGCACGATCTATTACGTTATCCATAGCACGTACAACATAGGGTATGTCGTTACGTAGCTGATTAATATTGAACACGTATTTATCATTTATCTTAACTACGTATTTAGTCAAGTTAAAAGAGCCAAGTAAACATGCACCGTTGGGCGGCAACGGTTGCTCACCGCACGGATTGGTTGCTGCAATTGTTTCGCAGTAGCGCAAGTTATTCTTTTTATTTATTCTATCAATAAATAATATTCCTGGTTCTGCCCAATCCCATGTACTGCGTAAGATATCATCCCACAATGCACGAGCACTGATGGTATTGTATATTGTTCCTTCAAATACTAGGTCAAAGTCACTGTCTGTTTTTACAGCTTCCATAAACTTATCTGTGATACCGACTGATACATTGAAGTTGGTTAGGTCAGTACTATTGTTCTTTGCACGTATGAACTCCTCAATGTCAGGATGATCAACACGTAACACACCCATCTGTGCTCCACGTCTATGCCCTGCACTAGAGATCGTGCCACACACTGCGTCAAACACATTCATAAAAGATATAGGGCCAGAGGATTTGCTCTCTAGGCTGCGTATCATAGCCCCTCGTGGACGTAACGTGGAAAAGTCGTATCCTATCCCACCGCCAAGTCTCATAGTCTCTGCGGCCCTCGTAGCAGCCTCCATGATACCTTGCATACTGTCCTGTATAGTGGTGGACACAAAGCAGTTATAAGGTGTAACACGTCTTGGCGCACCCATTGCTGACTGTACACGTCCAGCAGGTAAGAATCGCTGATTGTACAGTATGGTTTTAAAGTTTAAGAAATGTGCATCATCATCTTTTAATGCTTCAGCTACACGTGCCATAGCTTCTTTAAAAGATTCGTACTTTCCACGATACTTCATGGAATGTATCTCTTCAGAGATGTTTAGTGTTGGGCCATAAGTTTCATCTGGGTTTTCTAATATCATAAATTACTCCACTATTATTTTTACAGACTTGACAGACATACCGTCTACATCATGGATGAGATTACGTATAGTCTCGTCCACATCTTCTTCTATCATACCGTCTACAGGTATGGGATAATCCTCTTCATCCAGTTCTATTGTCAGAAATATTTTTACTCGCATTTTGTTCCTCAATCAATAGCTTGAGATACCATTGTGCTTTATTGAGATCCTCTACCCCATTCTTGTACCGATATCTCCACAAATACTTTAGTATATTACCTTGTAGATAGTATTCAAAACCTTCACCAGTGGCGGCACGAATGGCATCAATGCATTCAATACCTGCTTGGTTATAGTGTTTTGGATTGTTTACATTGTCAGACACTTGTGCTCCTTTCAAAAATTTACTTTGATTATGTTATCGTGTTTCTCTACTACTGCTTTCTTTTTTTGTTTCTTCTCCTCTTCTAACACTTTTTGTGTATACTCGTAAAGCATTTTTCTAAATGTTTCACTCTCTTCCATTAGAGGAACGGCTGCACATAGCATAGATCCTAATTGCATAATGTGAAAGTAATCATTATCTGTTAGATCATTATCCTCCGAGCTTGCTATACCTACAAGTAGTTCACCTGTCCATCCACCCGAATCATCAAGGAAGGGAGACAACCGTATTAGTATATCGTTATCATCAAACTGTTGAAATACTGTACCCATGCTAACCTCTCTTTACTTTCTTTAATGGAAACTGGATAAACGCAGGGTGCATGTTCTTGCCCCTTTCTTTTAACCATTCCATAGGTATTACACGGTCACAATATGTAAACTTGTTGCGTTCACACCATGTGGCATATGTAGTTTTAGCACCCTTACTCAACTTGCGTCTACTACTCTCAAATACGAAACGTATATCCAGTTTAGGATGTTGTTTCTTGATACACACATGTTTACGTCTGTCACTTGCAGTAAACCTACCTTTAACCTCAACTATAATACCGTTAGGTAAGATGAAGTCAGGGGTATAGGTACGATACATCAAGTCTTCCCACTCAATCTTTAAGTATTCGTACTTGATAGGTATTTTATGTTCTCTCAAAAAGTCTTTGACTTTTATCTCTAGACCACTCCTATACCCATGCTTCATAGCAGCTTTGAACTGTTTTTGATCCACTAGAACTTCCAGTGAAAGTCAAACGGTGTGCCAAAAGGTGTGGAGGCTATACCTAAATCTTTTAGCTCTTGTTTAACAGCTTCGTCTGCCTCTTTACGAGCTTGCATAGCTGCACGTAGTCCTGCGTACTTTGCCTCTCTAACGGCTTTCTTTTTGATTGCAAGTTCTCGTTCCATTTCAGCAATGTGATCCTGCATTTCCTTAATTTCATCATCTCCAATCATTCATCACTCCTTTCTACGTATTGCACAATTGGTGGCACTTTAGCTTGTGATACACGTGATGGTATCTCTTTTAAGCTAGGCCAACACTCAAACCTATAGTCGCAGAATTTACAACTATCGTCAAGTATATAGTTGCCCGTTGCTTTCCCCCGAAACTTTTCGGGTATAGGGGAAAAGCACCGACTGAAATCATTTTTAATTAATGTTTCAACCGTATCTCTTATCTTATTTATTTGGCTTGGCACATCTGTCTTTGCCTTTACGTATTTAAACTGACCACTTGCCTTATTTATTACCCACCATCCACCAAGTTTTTTACCTGCTGCACGTGCATAACCTGCAAGTTGACTTATATAACCAAACGGATCACTCTCCTCTAACGACTCGTATGAATCAAACTTATGTTTGTAGCTATAGTCAGACGCAGACTTAATGTCATCCACCGCTTCATCTACAATGAGATCATAAGAACCAGAAATATAAGTACTATCAATGTCTCCAACTGCAAGGCTAACTCTATTGGTATCTTTAAAGGCCACATCAGCCTCTTTAAGAATACCCTTGAAGACTGCTTCAACTATGTCTCCGATCATCATGTTCATTACAAATGTAGTCGGTTTAGGTAATGCCTTTTCAGGTTTATTTTTATCAAACCAAAGCTGGCAAGTGGGACGCCCAATGTTGGACATCCTCAGTCTAAAGGCATCACGTTTGTTGCCAGAGCCAAACTGTCTTTTTAACGCATCAGCAACGTCAGAAGCAACACGGTCAATGGTTTCGTCAGACATCTCTGACTTACCATTGGCTGCATTCTCCAGATACTGATGTATCTTTAGTTCGGCTGGATGATTGATCATGCAAATTCTTCCATGTCTGCGTCAATGATATCATCTACATCACCAAATGGAATGTCCTCGTGCTTACTCACGTTTTCATCCCATGCGTTAGATATATACTCGTTATAGTTTGCAATCCAAGCCAAGAAGTTCGTAAGTATTTCTTGTGCCTCTGCATCTAAGTCTAACGAGTTAGTGATGTCCAACTCCAACTCAGGCAAGAAAAAGCTGTTACCATTAGGTAAGCTACGTTCTTGTGTGCCTGATTTGATGGTGTGCATAGGTGGTAGCCTACGCATCTTAGCAAGTTTAGTAAAGATACCACCAGCCATCTTGAAGGCATCACGATTCTCAATCTCCCATATAAATGGCGTATCCGTTAGTTCTTGATTGACAGGATTGCCATTCAAGTCTACTGGATTGTCTAGTGTAACAGTTCCAAACATTACACGTACACGTTTGATCTGCCTGATCAAGTCTTGTGTCTTCTGAGGCAAAGCCTTGAAATCTTCAATCCAACCAGCAGGTTTACCACAGTTAAAACCGCCATCATTGTCCTTTAGGTCAATGTTAAGGTTATCTGCCATGATAGTTTTGACATAACGATTAGGGGCAGAGTCGTTGCCCATTACAAAACGTTTGTACATAAACCGTTGCATGTACGGACGTATAGTAGCAGATTCGGCATAATAAGTTGGGCCATCAGGAATCTCCAACTTGTATGTGCCGCCAGCTACAACCTCTAGCTTTACCTTCTTGCCATTTACTTCTTGCTCACCCATAATAGGCGAGTGATTAATACGTAAACGTGCAAGAGTGGAGCTATCACGGGATGGTTTGTTATCCGCAGCCATCCCAAGTGTAACTGCCATTGAATTGTAGTCTGCCGTATTAAATGTTTCTACCATAGTCATATATGTATCTCCTTTTCTTTTGTTACAGATGTATAGTTATATCAGGCTACGTCCTTTGTGTCAAGCCAATTCGGACCTATTTTTGCCTCTAATAATAGAGGTACATTTAAGTCTAAATTCCAACGTTTATTTATTAAAGACGTAAGCACTTGATTAGTACGATTAATAATTTTAAGAACTTTCTCCTTTTCGTTTGGGTGCACGTCAATAACAATACTGTCATGTACTGTGTTAACAATGCAGCTATTTAATTTATTTATCTCTAACATTTTATCTATATATATCAGAGATATAGGTACAATGTCATTTT